TATGTAAGCTATTGTAGGTCATTTCAATGAATCCAATTCTAATGTAATGAACAATAATGGACCCACATTCGTTTTATATGCTCCTCCCGTGATGAAAGAGGATTCATATGGCACTATTGGGGCATCAGAGTAAAGAATATTACTGCGATCGTTGTAAGAAAGATCTAACTGATTTAGTCCGTATAGGAACTTCAGTAGGATTGATCTGCTACGAATGTTATGAACTCTCAGTCTTATTTAAGTCTCAGTTAAGTTTATTCGATAAAAGTCTTTTAGTTTCATATCAAATTAGCCCTACTTAATTCAGAATAATGACTGAGGCATCCATAGCAGTTGCATTAGCAATTAACGCTTTCGGTATTCTAGGTCTATTCTGGAAAGTATCCCGATTTATTACCAGGTTTGAAGTTCAGCATGACATGATGTGGAATGATTATAACATTCGACATGATTTAGCTCCTAGAGATCGCAGAGAGCACTCTAGGAATACAGGTAGAGATTAATGCCTACGGGGGGATTAGTATTACGTAAAGTAACTACAACTCCAACTGATACTTTAGTATATCCTGATGATTTTACTTATTTGGGATCATATGCAATTCCTAGTTTGGGGGATATGAGTTATGGTAATGGATTCGCACTTAGGCGAGAGTCATCTGATCTTGTTAATCCAATTCATTTGATCACTGCTGCATTCAGCCCCTCAGTTCTATGGACTGGAACTCAGCGTGTAAAACTCTCAATGAGGGGATCAATTATTAGTGTTTATATTAATACTGGCTCCGGCTACCCATCAACTCCTAATATCAGTGTAGTTGATACTAGTATTAGTTCAGCAGGACGCGCGGGAATATTTACTAATATAACCGCTGGATACTCACTAGATAATCTAGTAGCTACTAATGATGGTGGAAGCGTATTCGTTAGTGATACATTCACTGGAACTAATGGAACTACACTAGCTTCCCATATCGGTGCAGTAGGAGCTACATGGACTGTTCATCCCACATTAGCTGATGGAACTCTACAAATTCAAAGTAATGCTACCATATTAGCTACTGGATCGGCTCCATATTATTTCTCTAGTGGAATCCCAAGTAATGCGGACTATGATGTAGAAGCAGATATAAATTATCTAAGTGGCAACGCTTCAATGGGAGTTCTTGGACGTTGTAATACAACTACAGGAAATACATATTTAGCATCCTATTCTAATGTTTGGGGAAGTAAACTTTGGGCATTAGGTAAGTGGGTTGCTGGAGTTTATACTACCATAGCTTTAGTTCCTTCTGGAGGAACAGGAATTGCAGCATATACATTTGAATGGAGAGATATTACTCCACAGAATCCTGTAAATCCCACTGTTCCTAGTTCATATACAGCCGCGCCTGTAATGAAAGAATGGGGTAATATCTACGGCTCTGGTCCATCTAAACGAATAATCTTATTAGGTGGAAATCCATATGATTTTAGTGATGGCCAAGCTGGAACTCAGAGATGGGCTGGATTTGGGTGGGACCCAGTAGATGAATTATTATATTATACATTTGGTGAAACTTACACTACTGAATCTGGATGGTATCTCAGCTATTCTGCATTAAATTATTCTACTGGCGCATCTACTCCTCATGGATCATGGGAAACTGATGCTACTCAATTTAAAGGGGGATTAAGTGGAGTCCTTACGATTCCTAGTTCATTTGTTACAGCAGCGGGATTAGGAACTAAAAGATTAGCAGTAATTGGAACTCCTCCTGCTAGTGTTCAAGCTAGTGGAGATGTTAGCCCTGGTCCACAGGTAGTAGCATTTGTTCCTCCAACCAGCTCAACTGAATTAACTTCATTAGCTAGTACTAAATTAATTGGATATTCACCATTTACTAATGATCCCGCGCCCGGACAAGGTAGAGCATTAAGACCTGCTAGTATCCAATGGTATCAGGGACCGGGCAGTGCAGCAGTCATTCCTTTTAGTAATTGGCCCGAAATTTATTGGAATGGATATGATGATAGTATTGGTGGAGTTTGGATTCACGGTGCAAATAAATCGGGATTAATTATAGTAGGTCAACTATTCAAAGGGCAAGTAACTTATTTAAATGCGACTATTATACCTCAAATGATTGCTAATGCAATCTCAATTGTAAGTGAGGAAGATTTATTATCAGTTGCATTAGGAGATGCGCAACCCTATGAAATTCAACCAACTACTGTTGAATTAACTGCTGGAGTCTTTGACCCGGCTGATTATACTTCAGTGCAAGTTGGGAATGTAGCAACTGTAACTGTAGTAGCGGGAACTAAAAGATCAGTAGGTGCGATCTTAACTACAACTGCACCACATGGATTCTCAAGCGGTGGATATATCGGAGTCATTGGAACATCTAATATTGAATATAATGATAATTGGGCATTCACTGTAATTAATGCGACTCAAATTCAAATCTATAATTTAAGTTTAGATAGTTATACATTCTCGGGAGTTCCAGCTACTGGTGGAACTTTATGGTATGTAGGGTATGGAGCTTATCCGGGAACAGGGATTAGAATCCTGGGGTTAGCATATGATGAACCTACTAAGCAAATGTACTTGGGATTTGTATCTAAGGCAGGAATTCCATTAGTCTCTGTCTGGTCAGTTAACTGCTAAATTTAGGAATCAGAAGATGAGTTACGCTGGTGATATTTTACTCGGTAACACAATTAATTTCAAATTCACTACTAAGAATGCCAGCTTAGCTCCTACTACTTTAGCGGGAAGTCCTGTTATTTCTGCGTATGTAGGTAATAGTACTACACAGATTACAGCGGGAATCACTCTAACTGTAGATTTTGATAGCGTCACTGGATTTAATCATGTCGCTGTAGTCGCATCCGGTGGTAATGGATTCGCTACTCAGACTGATATTAGTTTAGTAGTCACTACTGGAACTGTAGATGGAGTCTCTTATGTAGGAACTGTTATTGGTTCTTTTAGTATTGAGAATCGTGTAGTCCGTTCAGTGACGGATGCACCTACAGTCCAGAATGTAGTGGATGGTGTATGGAATGAACCGAGAGCTTCTCATGTAACTGCTGGCTCATTTGGTCAAGGTGCTGCATCAGTTCAGGGTAATGTCACTGGAAATGTAGCGGGTTCTGTAGGAAGTGTTACAGGCGCGGTTGGAAGTGTAACTGGGAATATTGGTGGAAACGTCACTGGATCTGTGGGATCAGTTACTGCGACAGTGAATGCTGATGTGAAGAAAATTAATGGGACTACAGTTAACGGTGATGGATCTGGAACTCCCTGGGGTCCATAAATTGTTAATGATTCAGCTTTGATTAGTATATCAAAAAGATAATTAATATGGAATCACTTAGTCCTAGTTCTATTTACACACTAACTGAAGATTTAGTTTACGCATTACCAGTTAAGTTAATGCGCATAGCAGTCTATACAGCGAGTGGAATTGTGCAGATTTCGGAAGATAATGATACTTGGACTAATTTAACCCTAAATGTGAATAATGAAGCTAATGTTGGGTCAAAATATATTCAGTGTATCGATGACGATGCTATTGTAATTCTTAAACCAATTAGGACACCAGCATCATGACTGAAACATTATCACTCGGAGTTACAAAGACTTTAACCGTAGCTCAAGCCTACGCGCTTCCAGCTAAAACTGCGCGAATTGCGGTGCAGACTTCATCTACGGTAAGCACTTCAGTAGATGGAACTAACTGGAATTCAATTACACTCGATGCTAATAAAGAATTTGTAGCCGCTGCTACATTCATTCGCGCGAATTCTACTGAAGCTGTCGTATCAGTTAAAGAAGTATAGAAAAGTGGACAGAAATGAGTGGAAACCTAATCCTAAACAGGCCAGGTTTCTAGCTCTACCTGAAACTATTAAAGAAGGATTATACGCTGGCGGCGCGGGCTCTGGTAAATCCGATGTATTACTTATTTATCCACTAGCTAGGAAATGGCATGAGAACGCTAGATTTAAGCAAGTATTTATGCGGCGCACGTTTCCCGAACTTCGGAATGAGATTGTTCCACGCAGTAGGGAATTATATAAACACTATGGAGCGAACTTCAATCGAAGTGAAATGTTATGGACTTTTCCGCGCATGGATCAATTTGGAACTGGCGTCGGGGGTTCTCTAAATGGTGGAGCATTAATTTATTTAGGTCACTGTGAAGATGAAAATGATGTCCATAAGTATGACTCGATGGAAATTAATCTCTTCACTCCTGATGAAATCACCTCATTCACCGAATCTATCTATCTTTATATCGGATTTACCCGAGTTAGAACTAGTGATCCTACCCTCCCAGCAATCATTAGAGCAGCAGGAATGCCTGGGGGAATTGGACATACTTTCGTTAAGAACAGATTCATAGAACCATATAGGAAGAATAAGTTAGATCCATATAATCACGGAAATACAGTTATAATCGGTCGGGGTGGTAATAAGCGTATTTATATTCACTCAACTCTGACCGATAATCCACATATCGGTAAAGGTTACTCTCAGTCTCTCGATGCATTAAATGACGCGGAAAAGAAAGCTAAGAAATTTGGAGATTGGGATGCATATCTCGGATTAGTATTTGAAGAATTTAGAGATAAGCCTTATGAGGATGAACCAGATAATGCATGTCATGTAATCGCTCCATTCGATATTCCTAGTTACTGGCCTAGATTCATAGTCGGTGATTGGGGATATCGCGCAATGACATACATTAGTTATTGGGCTGTTTCCCCATTAGGTAGACTTTATTTATATCGTGAGCAGGCATTTAAGAAAACTAAGATCGAAGAGTGGGCACCTTTTGTTAAATACTTTGTAGACCGAGAGAATCCAAAGATTGTTAAGTTCTGTAAGTCTGCTGGTCAGGATAGGGGTCAGGAACAAACTATTCAGGAACAGATTTCGGAAGCACTCGGCCTCTCGATTGAATTAAGTAATAATAGTCCTGGTAGTCGAGTTTCGGGTAAAAGTCTAGTCCATGAATATCTGCGATGGAAAAGAAAGCATGTTAATCCTGAGGATCAGCCTGAATTTAATGAAGAATGGTCCCAATGGTTACTAAGGAATAGGGGATTAGCTGCTTATAAAGATTATCTAAATCAATATGAGCCTCAACCTGATGAGACTAATATTCCTAAATTACAAATCTTCAAATGTTCTGAAGATGATCATACTGAACATGAAAACTGTTGCCCATTAATGATCGAGGCTATTAAGGCTTGTAATTACGCGAAGCCTAAAAATAATAAGCCTGCCGAAGATGTAGCCGAGTGGGATGGGGATGATCCGTATGATACTCTACGTTACGCTGTGGATACTGCTGATAATTTCTTTACTGAATCTGTGGATGAATTTTCGAAAGTTCAACGACAAGCCGAACTCGAAGCTAAAGTAAATAAAGATGGCGATTGGACTGCTTATTACAGGAATATGAGAGACTTTGACTCTGACTCTGGTGAAATCACTGGAGGCGTCGGAAGATATCACGGAAATCGAGTGAATAATACTCTTGATTACTTACGATCATTAGGGCCGAAATAATGAAACACTGGTTTCATCATTTATTCAATCCACACTGCGAAGAATGTAGCAGATGTAAGTCTTGCGAAATTCTCGAGCGCGAATTAGAGATAGAGCGCGCCCGATTCAATCTACTTCTGGATAAACTTAATGGGACTAGTAGGTCCGTTAATGAAGTAATTGAGAATGATGAGACTGAGTTGAAACCTATCTCAACTTTAAGAAAGAGAGTTCCATTCGCAGTTAGGCAGCAGATGATTGAACAGAATGATATGAAAACTCTCCATACTTTGCAGGATAGATGGAAGGAAATTCATGAAACTGTTGAGACTGCAGAATCTAATGAAGAATTAGAAAAAGAAATTTTAAATACTAGTATTCCGAACTAATATGCCTCAGAATCCTAATTGGCTTGGGCCTTCGATTCCATTTAGTGCATCACATGAGCCTAATCCAAGAATACCTACTGATAGTCATATAGGTCCAATCACTGGGCCTAATTTACCTAATACTGGGGTATTCGGACCGACAGATGTAGCTGATTTATTTCGTAGAATGGGATTAGAACCTGATTTAAGTCAATTGGATCCTACTCATGGCTCGGCTGAGGCTGTGACTAGATTTTTAACTGGTGGAGTTCCAGATAGAGCTTTAAGAGAATTAGCTACTACTAAATTCTTAGAAGAGGCCAGTAAATTAGATCCTAAAGTAGGGCAAGCTGCGGAATATATGGCTAATAAATATCCGAGAGTAGCAGCTCATACTCAAATTAGTTCTATTCCCAAAGTTGATCCTAACAATGCTGCGATTACTCATATTACAGGGGCACCCGGAGATTATTTGGCTGGAATAATTCCTCAAAGGATTCCGGTGGAATTTAGTAATATTGGATTAGCACAAAAACCTGCTCGCGTTAGAAATACATTAGCTCATGAAATGACTCATGTTGCACAAGCATTAGGGGATAAGGATATTAATTCTAAGTATAAATTAGCTGAAAAGATTACAGGTTACAGGGATAATCCTTATGAGATTACTGCTAAACGTGCGGGATTAAATGCTGAAGAAGATGCTCCCAGATTTATTCCCATGAGAGATCCCCCAGAGTGGCGTAATACTGAAGTATACACGGCTCCAAGGGGATTAGCTCGAATTGCTGAACAAGCACAAAGTAATCCGGGATATTTTGGAACTAAGAAGACTAAAGCTGATGAGTTATATCAAAAAATATTAGCAGGTGAAATGCTTCAGAAAATGTTAAACAAAGCAAAGTAAATGGAAACCGAATACACTAAAAAGTATCCAAAAGAAGTCCAGGATCTCTTAAAGAGATTAGTGGATCACTTTCATCAGGATGATTATACTGTTCGCCAAAATCAGATTAGAACTTGGCGTCGGCTTAAGATGTTGTGGGAAAATTACCAGAATACATATTATAGTGACATAGCTCATGACTGGCGCATTCCACATGACGCTAATGAGACTAATAATGATCAGGACTACTACAATAAACCTATTAATGTATTTCGAGCCTATTTAGAGTCAATTATTGCTGCTCTAAGTATCACTATCCCCGGAATTAAATGCTATCCAGATGATGCTAATAATCCAACCGACATAACTACAGCTAAGGCCGGAGATAAAATTTCAAAGTTAATATATCGTCATAATGACGTATCATTACTCTGGCTTCACTCCCTATTCATTTATTGCACTGAAGGAATGGTAGCTGGATATAATTATTCGGAATCTAAACCTGATTACGGTCAGTATACACAGAAAGTCACTCAAACTAAAACTGTAACTAATCAGATTTCAGTCTGTCCTAATTGTGAGAATGAGCTCGACTCTAATTCAATGGATTCGCCAGAAATGATGAGTCCAGAATTGGGAGGTCAGGAGTATTGCGAAGCCTGCGGGGGATTAGTAACTCCAGTTCCACAGCAGCAGACATATAATGTAGAAGAATTAATTAAAGAAGTTAATAAGAATAAATCGCGCCAGTGCATCGAAGCTTACGGCGGATTATATGTAAAGGTTCCAAATTGGGCACGCGCGCAATGTGATTGTCCATATCTCGCACTGAACTATGAAACTCATTATGTGAACGCTCTAGACTGTTATCCTCATCTTAGGGGCGAAATTGATTGTGGTGTATTTGATCCCTATGAAGTTTGGGGTCGCCTTAGCCCACAATACAGAAATGAATATCCTAGGGAACAGGTTACGATGCGTCACTGGTGGTTTAGGCCCAGTGCATTTAATATTTTCAAGGATGAGGAATTTAATCTATTAACTAAACACTTTCCAGATGGAGTTCGCTGTGATTTAGTTAATGAAGTCTATGCGGGCGCAGAGGTTGCGAAGCTAGACGATGATTGGACTTTAACTTACAAGCCATTAGCTGATTACGTTCACTCGGACCCTATTGGACTTCTATTAACTTCAGTTCAAGAGATTACGAATGATTTAATCTCATTAACTTTGCAGACAGTCGAACATGGTATAGGCCAGACATTCGCTGATCCTCAGGTATTAGATTTTAAGGGATATAAGCAATTAGAAACTGCT